TGGTCATCTGAAAGCTCGATCATTTTTTAGCGTGGAGTTCACAAGTACCTTTACACGCTTTACAATGAAAATATACAGCCTTTACAAATATTTATGAGTTTAATTTCATTTGCAGATTTAGCAACACTAAAAAACGTGTCAAGGCAAGCGATTTACGACAGAAAGCGTAGAGGTTTTTTTAATAAAGCTATTGTAAAGCACAATGGAAAAGAGGTACTAAATTCAGAGATAGCTTTACAACTATGGGAAAAGAATGATGTAAATATTCCAAAACCAACAACAAAAAAGGAGTTAAGAGATAAGATAGATAGTTTGCCTTCTGATTCCATACCAGATTTTGCAGAAAGTAAAGCTAAAAGAGAATTTTATCTTGCAGAGTTAGCAAAGTTAGATGTATTAGAAAAGAAGAAAGAATTAGTTAGTGTAGAAGAAATAAAAAAAAGCAGTTTTGCAAAAGCTAGAGCTATAAGAGAGCAACTTATAAATTTAGCAGATAGATTAAGTCATCAGTTGGCAGGGGAAGATGATGCAACTGTTATTTATAAAATTATTAATAGTGAACACAGAGAAGCACTAGAGAATTTATCACAATGAACGCTTGGGAAGAGGGATTCTTAGCAGGGTTAAGACCAGAAAAGGCACTAACTGTTAGTGAATGGGCTGATACTTATAGGATTCTGTCTAGTAAAGCTAGTAGTGAACCAGGTAAATGGAGAACAAGTAGAACACCATATTTAAAAGAACCGATGGATTGTTTAGGTACACAAAGTCCTGTACAACGTGTGGTGTTAATGTTTGCAGCACAAACTGGGAAGACTGAAGCACAGAATTGTTGGTTGGGTTATGTAATAGATCATGCACCTGCACCTATGTTATTAGTGCAACCTACTTTAGAAATGGGAAAGAGATTAAGTAAGCAAAGATTAGAAAGTATGATTACTGATACCCCTTGTCTAAATGAAAAGATTGCACCATCTAGGAGTAGGGATAGTGGTAATACTTTAAGCAGTAAAGAATTTCCTGGTGGAATGATGTTAATAACAGGTGCTAACTCAGCAACAGGACTAAGATCAACACCATGTAAGTATATAAGCTGTGATGAAGTTGATGCGTTTCCATCTGATGCATCAGGTGAAGGTGATCCTGTAGCACTTGCGGAAAAGAGGGCAACAACATTTAGTACACGTAAAAAAGTATTACTTACATCTACACCTACAATTAAAGATTTTTCAAGAATAGAGGCAGAATATTTAGCATCGGATTGCAGATTGTATTATGTACCTTGTCCGATTTGTGGAGAGTATCAAGATTTACGCTGGGAACAATTACAGAAAGAAGATGTAAATAATGTGAAATATAAATGTATACATTGTGATGGTCTATTTGATGAAAGCCATAAAACAAAGATGTTAAGACAGGGTGAATGGAGGGCTAATAAAGATGGTGATGGTATAACAGCAGGTTTTAGATTAAATGGCTTATATAGTCCATTAGGTTGGTTTAGCTGGAAAGAAGCGGTAATGGAATTTAATAAGGCAAAAGGAGATGCACCATTAATAAAAACTTTTGTGAATACACGTTTAGCAGAAACATTTGAAACAGATTATGTAAGTGCAATGAGTGCAGAAGGGTTGTTAAAAAGATGTGAAAGTTATGAACAGGCAACTTGTCCAGAAGGTGTACTATTTCTTACTCAGGGTGTTGATTGTCAGGTAGACAGATTAGAAGTAAGCACATGGGGTTGGGGTAAAGGAGAGGAATCATTTTTTATAGATCATATTGTTTTATATGGTGATCCACATCAGGCAGAAGTATGGAAGCAATTAGAAATTGTTATTAATCAACAGTATGAACATGAGAATGGTAAAAGTTTAGTACCTGTTATTACGGCTGTTGACTCAGGTGGTTTACATACACAAGAGGTATACCAATTTGCAAGAGAAAAAGTAGCACAGGGTGTTATTGCTATTAAAGGTCAATCACAGGCTAATAAACCTGCTATAGGTAGACCTACAAGAGTAGATATTAATTTTAGGAAAGCTAACAAGGCAATAAAAAAAGGAGGTAAGGTTTATCCATTAGGTGTAGATACTATAAAAAATACTTTGATGGGTAGATTAAAGAATAATAAAATAGGTAGTTATGGTTATGTACATTTTCATGCAAGTACAACAGAAGAATTTTTTAAACAGATAACAGCAGAAAGACAGATATTAAAAACTAATAGGAGTGGTTTTCAAGTACCACAATGGGTTTTACCTTCTGGGGTAAGGAATGAGTGTTTAGATACATGGGTATATAGTTATGCAGCAATGTGTTTATATATAAGTCCATTTAATAGAAATACAGTATGGCAACAGTTAGAAGATAAAATTAATGAAACAGATAATGTAGTTAAACAAAAAAAAGGTACAATAAAGAGAACACGTAAAACTGATTTTGTAACTAACTGGTAAAACTATGTTTAAATCTGATTTACCTAGTGAAATAACTGCTGGTACTACTATTGAATGGGTAGATGAAGCAACTACTGCTGGAATAAATGAAAGTATTAGTAGTCCTGATTGGACATTAGAGTATTATTTACGTACAAATACATCTAGTGAAGGTCATACAGCAACAGGTACACAATATTCAAATAGTTCTGGTTGGCAGTTCTCTATAAGTGCTACTGCAAGTGCAGAATTTATTGCAGGTAATTGGTTTTGGTCAGTTAGAGCATTTAAGGGTGCAAAAGTATTTGAAATTGGTAGTGGTGAATTAACAGTAAAACAATCATTACAATATACTGGTACACCTGCTGCTATTGATAACAGAACACAGAATGAAAAAGATTTAGATGCTGTTACTGCTGCTATTAGAGCAATGGTAGAAGATAAGGCACAGGAATACAGTATTGGTAATAGAACATTTAAAAGAATAGATTTAGATAAGTTAGAAAATTTACAGGCTAAATTAAAAAGTAGAGTTGCAAGCGAAAAGCGGTATAGTTTAATAAGTCAGGGTTTAGGAGATCCTAAAAACCTCTATGTACGCTTTTAGGTAAGTTAAATGGGCTTAATTAATGCTTGGAGGGGTCTAATTTCCTCTAATGATGATCTAAATAAGCGTAGAAATCGCTTAAAAAGAATGTATTCTGGTGCAAAATTTGACCGCACTAATTTAAGTTGGGTAACACCTTTATCTTCACCTGACCAAAGTTATAAAAATTCTATAAACACTCTTAGAAAACGTGTACATGATTTAGTACGTAATAATAATTATGCTGCACAAGCCATAAGATATGCAACTAATCAAATTGTTGGTCAGGGTGTAACAATGCAAGCACAAATTAAAAGTCAACGTGGCGGTACACCTAATACAAGAATAAATGAAAGTATAGAGAGTGAATGGAGTAGATGGGGTAGAAAAGATAGTTGTGATATACGTGGTGTTCTTTGTTTTTCTGAATTGGAAAGATTAGCTGTTAGATCAATGATAGAAAGTGGAGAATGTTTTATAGTTATACATAGAAAAGCATTTGGTAGAAGTAAAATACCATTTTCATTAGAGGTATTAGAAGCAGAACAGTTAGATGAAGATTATAAAGGTGCTACAAAAAATAATAAAAATGTATGGCGTTTAGGAATAGAACTAAGTCCCGAAGGTAGGGCTGTTAGTTTTGCCTTTCTTAGAAAACATCCTGGTGATACTAATTTTGCAACAATTCCAGAAGAGAATAGACATATTATTGTAGCTGCAAAAGATGTTATACATTTATTTTTGCCATTAAGACCAGGACAGCATAGGGGTGTACCATTTTTAGCAAGTGCAATAAATCATTTACATCAATTAGATGGATATATAGAAGCAACAGTTGTAGGACAACGTGCAAGTAGTGCATTAATGGGATTTATTACAAGTCCAGAAGGTGAACTAGATGTAGGTGGTGAAGTATTTGATTATGAACGTGTTAGTGGATTTGAACCAGGTACATTTAAATATTTAGCACCAGGAGAATCTATATCTGTACCTGATTTAGACAAAGCTAATGGTGAATTTGAACCTTTTGTCAGGTCTATGTTGCGTAGTATGGCTAGTGGTTTGGGTTGTAGTTTTGAAGCGATAAGTTCTGACTATTCACAATCTAATTACAGTAGTAGCAGGTTAGCGATGTTACAGGATAGAGATAATTGGAGAACAATACAGAAGATGTTAAAGGAAAGTTTTTACCAGCCTTTATTTGAGCAATGGTTAGAAATGGCAGTATTAAGCGGTACTTTATCTTTGCCAACATATTCAACAACACCAGAAGTATATGAAAAAGTTAGATGGGTATGTAGGGGATATTCATATATTGACCCTCAAAAAGAAATTGCTGCACAACGTGACGCTATAAGATCAGGTTTGAAAACATTATCAGAATGTATTGCAGAAAATGGTGGAGATGTAGAGGAAATGTTAATTGCTAGACAAGCAGAACTGGCAAAACTTGATGAGTTAAATATCATAACTGACTCAGATCCGAGTGCTGTTAATAAATCAGGTGGTTCACAATTTAAACCTATTAATACTGTTGATCCTTTTGGTGATACGCAACCACCAACAGGTGAAGATGCAGAAAATGTAGCGGACGGTAAAGATGGCAGTTATTAATGGCACAAAAATAGACCTAATGCCTACAAAAGGTATGAGGGAGGAAGCACAAAGATATAGAGATTGGAAAGCAGAAGGAGAAGCAGGCGGTACAGAAGTTGCACGTAGAAGGGCAACACAAATATTAAGTGGTAATGAATTAAGCCCACAGGTTGTTATTGAAATGTCAGCATGGTTTGCAAGACATAAATCAGATAAAACTGGACAAGGCTTTACACCTGATGAAGATGGCTACCCTAGTAAAGGCAGAGTAGCGTGGGCTGCCTGGGGTGGTGATGCAGGTAAAAGTTTTTCTGATGCAAAATCAGCTAGAATAAAACAATTAAGAAACAATGATGCTATGCCAAAAACAAAACGTGCAAAAGCTAAACGTGCAGAACCAGATGAATTATCTGTAGGTGATTATGTCAGATGGAACGCAAGCGGTGGTATTGCAAGAGGGCAGATAGATAGTATTGAACGTGATGGGACTATAAATGTACCTGATAGCTCATTTGAAATTACTGGTACAGAAGATGACCCTGCTGCATTAATTAGTGTATTCAGAGAAGATGATGGAGAGTTTGAAAAGACAGATGTACAGGTTGGTCACAAATTCAGCACACTAACTAAGATAGATTCGTTAAGAAGTATTACAACTGTATTAAAAAGAAGTGGAGAGACATCTTTTTCTTCACAAGAAGATAATACATATGAATTTAGCTTTAGTTCTGAATTTCCTGTAGAGCGTACTTTTGGTACTGAAATATTAAGTCATGAACAGGGTTCTATTGATTTCAGCAGGTTAAATGGAGGGGTTGCACCTGTATTATGGAATCATAATATGGATCAGGTGATAGGAATTGTCAGAAATGCTTATTTAGACGAAAAAAAGAAGAAAGGTAGAGCAGTTGTTGAACTAAGCAGAAATGCAAAGGCACAAGAGGTAAAAAGAGACATAGATGACGGCATTTTAAGCTCGATAAGCGTAGGATATCGTATTTTAGAGATGGAAGAACGTGAAATAGATGGAAATAACGCATTTTTAGCAACAAGATGGGAACCTCATGAAGTTAGTGTTGTTGCAAGCCCAGCAGCCCCAGATGTAGGTATTTCTAGAGGGTTAATTGATGAAAACACCATGCCTAGTGCTAAAAAACAAGATATAGTAGAAGATAAGCGTGTAAACGCTGCATCACTTGATGCACAACTGTCCAATTCTAAAAAAACAGAAACTATGTCCAAAGAACAACCAGATTTAGAGGTTGTGCGTAGTGAAGCTTCAAAAAAAGCTCAATCAGCAGAACGCACAAGAATTAGAGAAATTAATGCCATGTGTACTAAACGTGGTTTTGATGATCTTGCAGATCAATTAATTAATAACGGATCATCTGTAGATTCATGCAGACAGGCAATCTTAGAAAGAATAGATGCAAAGCCAGTAGAAACTGCAAAGCCTATTGAAGAGCAGTTATCACCAAAAGAAAAAGAACAGTATGCTAGAGATTACAAGATCACATCTGGTATTAGAGGTCTTTTAACAAACGATTGGTCAGATAAAGCATCTGGTTTTGCAAAAGAAATTTCACAGCAGATTGCAAAAGATTCTCAAAGATCTAACAGCCAATCTTCTTTGTTTATTCCTTATAGTGCATTAGCAAAAAGAGCTACTTATGTAACATCAGGTGCTAATACTGGTGGAAATATTGTTGCAACAGATTTACTAGCTGATGACTTCATAGAAGCATTAAGAAACAGCACAGTAATGGTTGGTTTAGGTGTACAGACATTATCAGGTTTAGTTGGTGATGTTGCGATACCTAGAAGATCAGGCGTTGCATCAACTGGTTATCTATCAAGTGAAACTGCAGCACTATCTCAGGCAGAAAGTACATTTGATCAGATTTCAATGACACCTAAAACATTAGGAACATTGTCAAAATTCTCTAGGAATATGCTTATCCAAGCAACACCTGGTATTGAAGATTTAGTTAGAACTGACATCTTAGATGGTATCAATGTTGGTCTTGATTTAGGTATCTTAAATGGTACTGGTTCATCAGGTCAGCCTACAGGTATCATGCAAACTTCTGGTATTGGTTCTGTTGCTATGGGTACTAACGGTGGTGCTATTACAGTAGATGCTTTAGTAGACCTAGAAACAGCCATGATGGAAGATAATGCTGCTGTTAATGCTGACTCTATTTCTTATGTAACTAACGCTAAAGTATTAGGTGCTATCAAGAAACTAAAAACATCTGGTGGTGAGTACTTAGTAAATAACAACTTACAGGCAATAGGTAGAGGTGGTACACCATTAGTTGTTAATGGTTATCCTTTAGCTATGACAAATCAAGTACCCAGCAACCTAACAAAAGGTTCTACATCTGGTTCTTGTTCTGCTGTTGTTATGGGTGACTTCTCACAAGCAATATTAGGCTTATTCGGTTCTGGTATTGAAATTACTGCAGGTGAGGACGGTGATGATTTCAGCAAAAATCTCGTAAGTATTAAGGGTGTAGTTGCATTTGACGTTGCTGTTAGACACGCACAATCATTTGCTGCAATCTTAGACGTAACCACATAATTGGTTTACTATTAGGGGTGTAAAAACCCCTTTTTTTTTATGAAAGTTAAATGTTTAAAAAATGTTTGTGCTAGTGGCATAAGCCTAGAAGCAGGCCAAACTTATGATGTATCAGAAAATGATGCAGAATTATTAATTTCTATGGGAAGAGTTGAAGTTTATACACCAAAACCAAAAGTAAAAAAAATAGTAAATAAAAATTAAATGGCATTAGTAGAGGACAGTACAACACAATCTGCATACCTAAATGATTTTGGGGTTAGTTGTACATCTGGTGGTACTACTGCAAAAGCAATATTAGAACAGCCAGATTTAGTTCTTGCAGGTAATCAAATTGTTAGTACTGATTATCAACTAACAGCTAAAGTTAGTGATTTTGGAAGTCTTATTGCAGGTGCATCAATAACAGTAGATTCTGTTGCGTATACAGTTAGAGAATTAAGAAAACTAGATGATGGTATTTTTTGTGAAATCAGTATACAGAAAACATGACTACTAAACGTGAGCAAATTATGGCAAGACTATTAACAGTTCTTGCAAATACTGCAGGGGTTAGTACACGTATTTATAGAAGTAGAACAGTACCTTTAACAAGAGGTGAATCACCTGCATTAATATTAGAACCTGTTAGTGATACTGTTGAACAAAACACATCATTACCTACTCTTGACCATTTTTTAACAGTAAGGGTAAGTGTAATAGTAAGGGGTGATATTCCTGATAACGTGGCAGATGCAACTGTTGAAAGTTTGCACAGTAAAATAATGGCAGATTTGACAGTTAATAATTTAGCAATAGATGTACAACCATCTGATACATCATTTGAATTGTTAGACGCTGATCAACCAGGAGGAGTTATAGGTGTTGAATATATAGTGCGATATAGAACAGAAGTTGATGATTTAACGCAATAGATGGTGTTTCTTACTAAAAACCTATATTATATAAACATACTGATTTGAATTGACAATGCCAAAGCTACACAGAAAAAGAAGCATATTAGCTAAAGCTGAATCAAGTTATGGCACAAACCCTACACCTACTGGTTCAGCTAACTATGTACAGGTAATTGATCTGAATATAGAACCTATTGTTAGTGATGAAGTAAGTAGAGATTTAATAAGGCCATATATGGGTAATTATGAAGTTATCCCTGCTAATACAAGAGTCAATGTAACTTTTGATGTAGAAATGTCTGGTAGTGGTTCTGCTGGTACAGCACCTAAATACGGAGCAATATTAAAAGCGTGTGCATTATCAGAAACAGTTGTTAGTTCTACATCAGTAACTTATGCCCCAGTTACTACACCTTCTTCTAGTGTTACTTTGTTTGTTAACTATGATGGTGTCAGACATATGGTTACAGGTTGTAGAGGTACTTTCAGTATTAATTGTGAAGTAAATAATATTCCACGTATTAGTTTTTCTTTAACAGGTATATTTAATGCACCTACTGATACTGCATTACCTACACCAACTATAAGTAACCAGGCATCACCATTAATATTTAAAAATGGCAGTACATCAAACTTTGCTATTTTTGGTTTTGCTGCAGCATTACAATCTTGGTCATTAGATTTTAATAATGAAGTTATTTATAGAGAATTGGTAGGTGGTACAAAAGAAGTATTGATTACAGACCGTAGACCATCAGGTACAGCAGTTATAGAGGCTGTTGCTTTATCAGCCCATAACTTTTTTACAGATTATACTGGCACATCAACTGGTACAAACACATGGTTACATGGAACTTCTGCAGGTAATAAAGTAACAGTATCTTGTCCACAGACAGATTTAGGGCAACCTACATATGAAGAATCAGATGGAATAACAATGCTTAGTCTTCCATTTTATGCAACACCAACTGCTGCAGCTAATAATGAATTTAGCCTTGTATTTACCTAAATTAGGGTATACCCTAGTAAATAGTTACTAGATTTTTATGCCTTTTGTTTTAGATCAAAGTCCATTTTATAAATGGAAAGTAGAAGTTAATGTAAATAAAGATGGAACTGTACATACAGAGGTTTTTACTGCTTTATTTAAAAATATTACTCAGTCAAGATTTAAGGAAATGATAAAAATGGTGGAAGATAAACAGATAGATGATATTGATGTTACAAAAGAAATATTAGTAGGTTGGGAAGATATGGAAGCAGCAGATGGTACACAAGTAGAATTTAATAAATCTAACCTTAATAAGTTATGTGAGGTAAGAGGTTTTGCTACTGCTGTAGGTTTTGCATTTATGGAATCAAATCAACAGATTTTTGAAAAAAACTAATAGGGGCAGGTGAGTATTGGGCTGTTGGCTCTACTGTCATAGATAAAACAGCAGAAGATGATGCAGTATTAGGAATAAAAACAGAAAAAAAAGAAATAGATAATAATTATTATGTATATTTACAAAATTGGGAAACTGTACAAATGTTCTTACGGTGTCAGACACAATGGCGTGTAGGAATGAGTGGAATTATTGGATTAGACTATACATCTGTGGTAGAAATGATTAAACTGTATTTAGTAGAAGATACTGTTGCAATGCTAGAAAATCTACAAATTATGGAAGCTGCAGCATTACAGGCATTAAATAGAGATAAATAATATGGCAAAGTTTGATTTAGTAGTAGCAGCAAAAACTGTAGGGGCAAGTTCTATAAAACGTCTTGGTAACTCTATGCAAGGGGTTACAGGTAAGGTGAAAAATTTAAGGCTTGCAATGGGCGGTCTTAATAAAACATTTGGTGCATTAGGTTTAATTATATCTGGTGGTGCTTTTGTAGGTCTTGTAAAGGGTGCAATAGATAGTGCAGATGCATTCGGTAAGATGTCAGATCAAACAGGCATAGCAGCTAATACATTACAGGCTTATGTAAACGCAGGTAAATTAGCTGGTGTTAGTCAGGAAACAATAGACAAAGGGTTAAAAAGATTAGCACAATCAATGAGGGAAGCAGACCAGGGTGTTGCTACTTATAAAGATAGCTTTGATTCATTAGGAATATCTGTAAGAGGTACAGATGGCACATTTAAAACAAGTGAACAAGTATTAGGAGAAGTTGCAGATAGGTTTGCAACTATGGAAAATGGTGCAACAAAAGCAGCTATATCTATGGAAATATTTGGTAGGTCAGGAGCTAATTTAATAAACTTACTTAATGGTGGTGCAGCGTCATTAGAAGAATTTAATTATGCAGTATCAGATGAATTTGCACAAAACGCAGAGTTTTTTAATGATCAGATAGCAGTTTTAGCTATACAGTTTGATGGATTTAGAAAACAACTTACAGATGCATTACTACCATCATTAAATACCATTGTTGGTGTATTTAGTGAATTGTTTAGTGCAGAAAATGATTTTAGTGGATTTTTTAAGGCTATTGAAATAGGTATAAGAGGTATATCTATTGGAATATTTGCAACTGTAAAATTAGTAGATGAAATAATTAGAGTTCTAGGAACAGCAGCACAACGTGTACAAGGTTTTTTTGACAGTATAAAAATACCACCTTTTATACAAAAACTATTAGGTGGTGCTGGCAATATTGCAAAAGATTTAGGTAATAAATTTAAAACGCAGCAGAAAAGTAATTTAACAGCATTATTAGGAGAAGATTTTACAAAAGGTTTTTCTGATAGGTTTACTGAAAGTTTTAATAAAATACAAGAATTATTTAGTGGGACAACAAACGCACCTGCTAGTTATTTTCAAGATATAAAAGATAGTGCTGATGGTGCAGGTGATTCTATTAATAAGTCATTTGGTCAAACAATGCGTGATAAGTTAAAAACTTTTGATGATGGCATCAAATCTTTAAAAGAATCTATGGCAGATGTAGTAATAAAAGGAATAAAAGGAATGGAAGATGCTTTAGTGAAGTTTGTAGAAACAGGGAAACTTAATTTTAAAGATTTAACAAGATCAATAATATCTGATATGGTGCGTATGCAAATACAACAATCAATAACAAAACCACTAAGTAATTTTATTGGTGGATTATTTGGCAATGCAGATGGTAATGCTTTTGTTAATGGAAAAGTAAAAAAATATGCTTACGGAGGCATTGTAAATAGACCAACACTTTTTCCTATGGCTAATGGTGGAGTAGGGCTAATGGGTGAAGCAGGTTCACCAGAAGCTATTTTACCTCTACGCAGGGGTAGCAATGGTAAATTAGGTGTTGAATCATCTGGTGGTGGCAGTACAATTATAAATGTATCTGTAGATGCTTCTGGTTCTTCTGTTAGTGGTAATAATAATGAAGGAAATCAGTTGGGACAGTTAATTGGTGTTGCTATAAAAAATGAATTAATTAAAGAAAAAAGGCCTGGTGGTTTATTATCAACTGCATAAATTATGACGACATTTCCTTCTATTGAACCTTCCTATGGGTTTACAAAAACACAGACACCTAATGTAGAAACAATACAATTAGGTGATGGATATCAGCAGCGTTTTACAAGAGGATTAAATCAAAATCCCATGACATTATCTGTTGCATTTAATAATCTAACTGAAGCTGATGCAGATACTATAGAAGCATTTTTTGTAGAAAGAAAAGGTGTAGAAAATTTTGATTTTACAGCACCAGGAGAATCAGCAGCTAAAAAATATATCTGTAAAAGTCATAAAAAAGAAATACGTTTTCCAAATAGAGCAACTATAGCCTGTCAATTTGAAGAGGTATTTGAACCATAATGGCAATACCTGTATCTGAATTACAGAAGTTAACACCTAATTCAATAATTGAATTATTTGTACTTGAATTAGTTGAAGGCTTACATTATGCAACTGGTAATCCTTCTGGTGTTCCAATTTTATATAGATTTCATAGTGGAGTAAACCTTAATAGTAATGCAGAATTAGTATGGCAAAGTAATAGCTATCAAAGATTTCCTATAGAAGCAGATGGTTTTGTAAAAAGTGGTACTGGGATGATTCCAAGACCTACATTAACTGTTTCAAATTTAGGTGGTATTACTAGATCTGGTTCTGTTATAAGTGTTACTGATTTAATGTTGTTAGTTAATTTAGTTACACCACATAATGATTTATTAAATGCAAAAGTAACAAGAATACAAACTACTGCAGATAATTTAGATGCTGCTAATTTTAGTGGTGGTACTAATCCATTTGGTACTCCATCTTCTGATGAATTAGAACAGGAGATATATTTAATCAAACGTAAGGTTACAGAAACACGTACATTAGTACAATTTGAATTAGCTGGTGATTTAGATAAAACAAATCTACGAATACCTAAAAGACAAGTAACAAGAAAAGACTTTCCTGGAGTTGGTACATTTATTAACTAACATGGAACAATGGAAAAAAGATGCTATTGCACATGCAAAAGAATGTAAACCAGAAGAATCATGTGGAATATTAGCAATAAAAAATAATCAAACAATATATTATAAATGTAAAAATGTAGCAGATGAATTAAAAACTGAATCTTTTATTATTGAACCTATACAGTATGCAGATATTGAAGATGAAACTGATGAAATAGTTGGTATAGTTCATAGTCATCCACAAAATATATTAGTTTTTTCTGATGCTGATATTTATAGCTGTAACTCAATAGATTTACCTTTTTATCTAGTTTCACCAGATTCAGATAAAATAGAAACATTATTGCCAAATAAAATAGATGCTAAAAAAAATTAAGGTATATGGTAAATTAAGAAAATTTGTAGGCAAATCAGAATTTATTGCTGATATTAATAGTCCAAGAGAAGCCTTTAGTTTTTTACTTTGTAATTTTAAGGATATAGATAAGCACATGAAAGAACAGCTATATGTTGTTACTGTTGGTGCAAAAGTTATTACAGAAGATTTATTAAATATACAAACTGATAAAGATATAAAAATAATCCCTGTTGTACATGGTAATTTTTTCAGTATTATTATTGGTGCTGTTGTTAAATATGCAGCAAAAAAATATTTAGCAAAAACAATTATTGGAACTATTGTTAGCTATATTGGTACAACTTTAATGTTAAGTGGCGTAAATAATCTTATATCTGAGCAGAAAGATACAAGAAACCCTAATACATCACAAGATTCATTAGATCCATCTGCATTAGCATCTAACTACTCCTTTACAGGACTTACTAATATTAGTAATGCTGGTGTTCCAGTTAATATTGCTTATGGTGAAATTTTAGTTGGTTCTATTGTTGTATCTAATGGTGTTGATACAATTCAAGTTGAAGGTACAAACTAATGTCAATAAACGAATTTAATCAAAATACAGTTTTCAATAATCCTGATTTACCTAGTGGTGCATTATCTTCTAAACAATTTAATACAATTGTGGAAGTGCTTTCTGAAGGAAATATAGAGGGTTCAGCCACAGCATCAAAAGATGGAATTACTGATAAAACATCTGCAGCATATTTTAATGCATTTAAAAAAGATATATTTTTGAATCAAACTCCTATACTACAGGCTGCAGCAAGTAACACAGCACCACAGGATAGTGATTTTAACTATAAAGATGTAGGTTTTGATTTTAGACTTGGCACATCAAATCAAGCTTTCATTGATGGCATTAATAATATTGAAACTGAAATACCAATAGTTACAACAGTTACATCATCTTCTCCTGTAACACATACTGTAAATCAATCAAATATTAATTCAGTACGTGTTACTTTAAGATTTCCATCAATGCAGAAATTTGAAGATAATGGTGATATTAATGGTGTTTCTGTAAATTTATTAATAAAAACTATAGAAAATGATGGTACAACAACAACTGTTATAAATGACACAGTAACAGGTAGATCAACAAATGCATATTTCAGAGATTATCTTGTAAAACTAAAATCTACTACTTCATTTCCTGTACAGATAAGAGTAGAAAGAATAACTGCAGATAGTACAGAATCAAAACTTGTAAATGCATTTTTATTTCATAGTGCAACTAATATAATTTTTGAACAAAACGCATACCCAGATACAGCACATGTTGCACTAAGGTTTAATGCTGAGCAATTTCCAAGAGTTCCCAAGAGGGTGTTTAAAATACGTGGTATAAAAATAAAAATTCCTTCTAATTCAACAGTAAATTTAGCTGATGGATCTTTAACATATAGCGGTACATGGAATGGAACATTTAAGGTTGATAAGGTATGGTGTTCAGATCCAGCATGGATTTTATATGATTTATTAATTAATACACGTTATGGCTGTTCTATTTCAGAATCAGCACTAGATAAATTTACTTTTAAAACAGTAAGTGAATACTGTGGAGGTCAGGTTGATGATGGATCTGGTACAGGTTCTACAGAGCCTAGATTTAGCTGTAATGTAAATATTACACAAGCACAGGAAGCCTACACAGTTATTAATGATTTATGTAGTGTAATGAGAGCAATGCCTTATTATTCTGCAGGTGGTATTGTAATTTCACAGGATGCACCAAAAAATTCATCTTATTTATTTAATAATGCAAATGTTACTGATGATGGTTTTACATATTTTGGTTCTAGCTTAGATACAAGACATACTGTAATACATGTTTCATACTTAGACATGACAACACAGGAATTAGATATTGAAACAGTTGAAGCTGATAACGCAACACAAAATAAATATGGAGTTCATGTAAAAACTATAAAAGCATTTGCAACAACATCAAGAGGTCAAGCTGCAAGACTAGGAAAATGGTTTTTATACAATGAACAAAATTCTGGAGAAACAATTACATTTAATACAACTATTGCTGCAGGTTGTTTAGTAAGACCAGGAGATATTATATCTGTATCAGATAATTTAAAAGCAGGTGTTAGAAGAGGTGGGTTACTGAAAAGTGTTACTAATACAACTACTGTTGTTTTAGATGATACTGCTGATACTGATATACCTTCACTTTCTGATAATCCTACATTATCTGTAATTTTGCCTGATGGATCTTTAGAGACAAGAAATATAAGTACTATAAACTCAGCTACAATATCTGTTTCTTCTGGTTATTCTCAAGCACCTAATCAGCATGCACCATATATTTTAGAAACTTCAACATTACAAACAACAACATGGCGTGTTTTATCAATAACAGAAAATGATGATCTTACTTTTACTATCAGTGGTTTAGAGCATAACAGTGGTAAATATGCTTTTGTTGAAGATGGTTCTGCATTACCTACAAGAAATATTACAACACTTACTGAAATAAAAAATCCTCCTGATGGACTAAATGCATCTGAAAAAATTGTTGTTATAAATAGCACTGCAGTACCAAAAATTATTTTAGATTGGCAACCACAGGCAGGTGTAACAAAATACCAGGTACAATTCAGAGCAAATAATGGTGATTTTAAAACTATTGAAACACCATCAAGTAATGCTGAAATATTTAATACAGATGTTGGTACTTACGAATTTAGAGTATTTAGTTTTAATGCTTTGAATCAGCCATCAAGAACACCTGCAACACTTACATTTAATGCTGTAGGTAAAACAGCACCACCTGCTGACATAACTGGTCTTACATTTGAACCTATAACAGATAAACTTGCAAGAATAAGATGGAATCCTGTAACAGAAGCAGATGTTATAGCAGGTGGAAGAATTTATGTAAGACATTCACCTGTAACAGATGGTAGTGGTACATTTTCTAATGCAACAGATTTAATTCAAGCATTATCTGGTAATACAAGTTCTGCTGAAATACCAATACTAGAAGGTGAAGTAATATTAAAAGCACAAGATGACGGTCAGAGGTTTAGTGTTGGAGAAACAAGTGTTGTAATAGATTTACCAGACCCACAACCATCACTAATAACGCAAACAAGGCGAGAAGATCAGGACAATCCCAAATTTCAAGGTACAAAAACTAATATTGGTTTTGATCCTGTCAGTAATTCTATAAACCTTAGTGGTACAGGTGTTTTTGATGATATTACTGATTTTGATGCAGAAGCAAGTCTTGATGATTTAGGGGGTGTAAGTTCTACTGGAAATTATGATTTTGGTGGAACGGCTGGTGGTACTACCTTAGATTTAGGAGGTGTTTTTGCTCTTGATCTTAAAAAACACGTTAAATCACAGGCAATATATCCTAATGATCTGATTGACAGTAGAGGATTAATTGATGATTTACAGGATTTTGATGGTACTGCCTCTGTTGATGTGAACGCAGATATGCTTGTTAGAGTAACAACAGATGATCCCACTTCTGGTTCACCTACTTATACAGCCTTTCAAAAATTTGCAAATGGAACGTATAGAGGTAGAGGGTTTCAGTTTAGAGCAAATCTTACATCAAATGATCCAGCACAGGATATTCAAGTTACTGAATTAGGTTATACAGCCAGTTTACAAAGAAGAACAGAACAAAGTGCAACAGCTATTACCTCTGGAGCAGGTGCTAAAAATGTTACTTTTGATCATCCTTTCTTTGTCGGTACTAGCAGTTTATTAGGTGCAAATTCACACTTACCATCGGTGGGAATAACGGCAACTGATCTTGCAAGCGGTGACTTTTTTACTCTTACAAATGTAAGTTCAACTGGTTTTACAGTTCATTTTAAAGATAGTTCTAATGCTTCAATAAATAGAAACTTTAATTTTACTGCTGTTGGGTTTGGTAAAGGTGGATAAAACAGATATACTAAGAAAAATTGCTTTAAATTAAATGGCAAGAGTTGATAATACGGGTGGTTCTGGCTTTACAGTTGATAACGGAACTGGCCTTGTTGTTCGTACAAAGTTAAATCAAATAATTGCAGCTTTATCAACATTAAACCAAGGCTCGGGAACACCAAGTATAGGAGTTGCAGCTTATACACCTTTTATTGATGGTAATACTTTAAAAATACAAAATGCAGCTAACAACGCTGCAATTTCTTTAGGTGATGTAAGTCTTGCAAACTTAGGTCATGCTTCATTATCTGTTGCTAATACTTTTACTGCTAGAGCAACATTCAATATAACCTCTTCGATAACTTTACCCTCTGGTACAACTGCTCAAAGAGACGGCAGCCCAGCAGTTGGAATGATACGTCATAATTCTGAAGTTAACCAGTACGAAGGCTATAACAATGGATCTTGGATTTCATTAAGTGGTGTTAGTGGTATTTCTAACGTGGTTGACGACACTTCCCCTCAACTCGGAGGCAACCTTGATGTGCTGGCGAGAGAAATAAATACATCTACAACAAATGGAAATATAAAAGTAACACCGAATGGAACAGGATTATTTGAAATTAAGGGAAATACAAATGATGGAACATTACAACTTAACTGTAATGCAAATAGTCATGGGGTAAAGATAAAATCTCCTGCTCATAGTGCTGGACAATCTTATACTTTAATTTTGCCTGATAACCAAATAGCGGCAGATAAAGTTTTAAAAGTTAAAAGTATTTCTGGTAGTGGTGCAACAGCAGTAGGACAGTTGGAATATGCCGATGCTGGTGGCGGTGGCGGTGGAACTGGTGGAGGAAATGAACAAATATTTTTTGAAAGTGAAAATGCTATGGATCAGGATTACACAATAACTGCAAATCATAACGCTTTGGTTGCTGGCCCTCTAACAATTAATGCTACACTAACAATAGATAGTCCTTCAGTTGTAACAATTCCATAATGGCTTTAGTACTAAACGGTAGCTCTAATACTATTGGCGGTGTAGCAGTAGGCGGATTGCCTGACGGAATAGTAGATACTGATATGATTGCTGCTAACGCTGTTACAGCAGCTAAAGCTTCGGGGAGAATTAACGGAATAACACAGGCAGACGAATGGAGGGTTACAGCTAGTTTTAATACTTCTAATGCCAATATAATAACAACTAATTGGGCAAGAAATAGTACTAATTTTTCTGTATTAGGTTCTGGAATGTCTGAAAGTTCTGGTATATTTACTTTTCCAGCAACAGGTATTTATAAAATTGAGTTTAATACTATGACTAAATCATATAATCAACAGGTTAAATATGTAGTAGGAGAGATCATTACAACAAGTAATAATTTTAGTTCTGAAGGTTCTGCTGGTTTTGCGTCTCAAAGTTTTTCTAATGATGATGATGCAAACGTAACCGTAAATATTTCTTGTCTTTTTGACGTAACAAATACATCAACTCATAAGTGTAAATTTACAGTTTATTCAGAACACTCTATTACATGGGAAGGGGATAGTTCAAGAAATAGAACTTACGCAACCTTTATTCGTTTAGGAGATACATAATGGATATTAAAGGAAGAGCAGATCACATAGAAGATTATCTTGTAACTGTTAGATTAGGACAATGGTTTGGTTGGACTGATTCTAAGAATAAAATTTATGCAAATTTAGTTGTACATGATGGAGGATCTAAGCCTACCGAAAAAGAATGTACAGATGGACTTGCTGCAATGCAAGCTGCTTGGGATTTAGAAAACGATAGTTATAAATCAAAAAGAAGGGCAGAATTTCCTAGTATTGTTGACCAGTTAGACGACATCTATAATAATGGTATAGATGCTTGGAAAGCTACAATCAAAGCCACCAAAAACAAATATCCTAAACCATGACAGCAAAAATTAAACTAAACTCAGCATCAGGCGGTGGTTCAGTAAGCATACAAGCACCTTCATCATCTAGTAATAACAGAGTTATATCTTTACCTGATATTGCAGATGGTACTCTTGTCACAAGTCAAAGTACGTTAGATGCAACAAAACTTTCTGGTAATTTACCGGCATTAAATGGTTCAGCTTTAACAAACTTGCCTGCTGGTGGTGGTATGACATTATTAAACACCACTACAATTACTAACAACTCTACATCTATAAGTTTAAGCTTATCGAGCTATCAACATTTATACGGAACAATTACAGGGTTAGTTGGTGCTTCTGCTCTTAGTGATTGCTATTTAAGATTTAATTCTGATAGTGGTACAAATTATATTTGGTATAGAGAAGTTCAAAATGGAGATGAAGGAAGAGCTACAGGTGGTGATCGAGACGCTACAGCTTTTTACCCTAATGGTGTAGGTTTTGCCGGTTGGCCTAACTCACAAAATGTTCATCAGTTTACTTTGTTTGATGTTAATAGCGGTGCAAGAAAACTTTTTGAAATGTTTTCCGTTGGTGATGATCCTTCTTATAGTGGTCATCCTTTATTAATTATGACAAAGGGTCAATACAAAAGCACAGCAGCGATAACTTCTTTGCAACTTTCTGGAGCTACTGCTTTTACTGGTGGTGAGGTAAAACTTTATGGAGTTAAATAAATGACTACGCATGCAGCCCACAAAGCATACCTTGAATCTTGTGAAGCATATTGCAGAGCAAATTTTTCCGAGGCACAAATGTTAAAAAGATTAAGAAGTGCTAGGGATTATTTTTTACAAGCAACAGATGTTTATGCAATAAGTGATAGAACAATGTCTGATGAAATGAAAACTTATAGACAAGCATTGAGAGATTTACCGGCTACAGTAAGTGATGTGTACCTCCCAGTTTTCCCCACTCCACCTAGTTAATTATGTCAGAGATCAAGGTAAATTCGATAAAAGGGGTTGCAGCAAGCTCGGCTGCTATAACGATTTCAAATACTGATGGAACGTGTACTGCCAACCTAAGTAATAGGCAAGGTAAAAATTTAATAATTAACGGAGCTATGCAGGTGGCTCAACGTGGTACGTCATCTAATTCTTCTGGTTATCAAACAGTAGATAGAATTGCAACTGTTTATAGTGGATTGGACAATGCACCTACTTTTGAACAAGTAGATACTTCATCTAGTGATACACCATATACTTTGGGATTAAGAAAAGCATTTAAAGTAACAAATGGAGATCAAACAAGTGTTGGTGCTGCTGATAATTTTAGACTAGAGTACAAAATAGAAGCACAAGATATTGCTCAAAGTGGTTGGAATATTAAATCAGCTACAAGTTTTATAACATTATCTTTTTGGGTAAAATCAAGTGTTGCACAAAATTTTGCAATAAGACTTTTTAATCAAGATGCAAGTTATGCTTACAGTTTTGTTTTTGCAGCGACAACATCTTGGACAAAGATTACACATTCTATAAAAGGAGATTCTGGAATTGTAATTAATAACGATACTGGAAGTGGTTTAAATATAAACTGGGTTTTATATGAAGGTACAGATGCTACTACTTCAGGTCATACAAATGAAACTTGGGCAACTTATTCTGGCACAAGTAAAGTTGGAGATATGACAAGCACTTGGTACGACACAAATGATGCGACATTTGAGATTACAGGAGTTCAATTAGAAGTTTCGGATCATGCCACCAATTTCCAATTTAGAAGTTTTGCGGAGGAGCTTCAGCTTTGTAAAAGATACTTTAATATGTACTCCAGAACTGATTCAGACTCAGGTACAGAATCATTTTTAGCTCATGGATTTTATTTTACTTCAACTCGTTTTATGGCCCCTTTAAGATTTGATGTCCCTATGAGGACACATTCTTGGTCACTTTATAAAGTAGTAGGTAGTAGTTATTTTGCTCTTTATGATGATACTGGTGGTGAACATACACTTAATGATGTAGGTTTAAATGGTCAAGGACATAACCAATCAGCAAATTTAAATCTTACTGGAATATCAAGTAGTGGTGCTGCTGGTATGTTTTTTACAAAAAATACTTCTGCAAGACTTGGCTTTGATGCTGAACTTTAATTAAAAACTTATTATGGCTTATCCTACAGATCCAATTTACAAACTCTATAAATCTTATGATTTGAAAGAATCTGCCAAACAAAAAACTGATGTTTTTGTTACAGATAAATTAATAACAAAGGAAGGAGATACCGAAATTGTTTTTCCTATGAATGAAGAAAATAGACATTACCAACAGTACCTTGAGTGGAAAGCTATAGACGGTAATGAACCCGAAGCTGCTGATTAATTTTCTTGAATTTTAAATAAAAACAGTTAGTATATAACTTTAATTTTTAAAAAAAATGATCAAAAGACTATTAACAATAGCCGCCGCTTCAGCACTATCAACACCTGCTTTTGCTGGTTTCTATGTAAACGTAGAGAACAATGGTTCTTATACAGGTAAAGACTTTACTGGGTCTGGTACTGATTTACATCTTGGTTATGAGAATGGTAATGCTTTTGGTAGCTACTACGTTCAAGGTGGTGCTTATCTAAACAACCCAGACGGAGCAAATTCAGAAACAAACTTTTCTGGTAAAGTTGGCGGTTCTGTAGTCGCATCAAAAAATATTGATGTATACGGTGAGTTTTCTGTTGTTACAGATACAGTCAATTCTTATGGAAGTAAAATTGGGCTTAAGTATAAATTTTAATTAGTTTTATGTTGCATTTGTCGTGATATTAAACCCATAGTGACGTAGAGAGGGCTAATTGCTACTATAAGAAGCAGAACGACTAGACTCATTAATGAGCAAGCTCGTATTATCTGGTACTTAATCATGCGAAAGGTTTTAGACATTATTACCATCGTAACTGGAATCCTAATGCTAGGAATCTTAGGCGGTGGTTTTTTTACATTTAAGTATGTGACCAGCGAACAGTTTAAGGCCAAGATGATGAATCAAGTTATGGGTAATGTCCAAGGAATGATGCCTAAAGTTTTAGATGAAGCGTTACCAAAAACTACAGGTAAATCTTTACCTTTATCTAAAGGTTCTATAAGTTTATAGATTGCCAAAAATTAAAATTATACCTACTGCATCAATACCACGTATACCTGATGTTGTAATACCTAATCCAACAACCTTACCTAATACAACCCATGTAACAAGGTCATTACCGCCTACTTTTGATATGCCTTGTGCAACTGTCAGAAGAGATGGAACAAAAAATACACAGCTATTTACAGATGACCCTGCAGGTAATGTAGTAATAAATTGTCCTATACCCTTCTATAAACCCCTTCAATACAATGCAAAAGAATTAGTACCAATACAGGAAGCAAAACCACCCACTAACGTAGAACAGCCACCTATAACAGAAACAGAAACACCAAAAGTACCTGATATACCAAATGAAGAACAGCCACCTTGTCCTGACCCTAAAAAAAACAACCCACGCATAGGTGATTTAAATAGTAAAGGTACAGAAAAAGTAGTTGGGTTTACTTATATAAAAGAAACTAAAGAATGTGTTGTGAATTATATGCCTACTAATGCAGTAGAAAAATATTTACCATCAGCAAATACAGTTTCTACAACATTTGCTATAACCGTAGTTGCAACAACGGCAGCTACCCTAACGCCTATCTTAAATAAAATTCTTAAACCTGTATTTAAAAAACTTATAGGTGCTGTAAAAAAAGCTTTAGGTAAAAAAGGTACAAAATTTACAGGTAAAAAACCTATTAAATCTAAACTTAATTCTTGATTTCATGTACGTGTTCTAAATTTGTAGGTTCGATAATTTCAATATCTGAACATATTTTTGCCATTGGTGTACCTGCCTTGAACCTAAAGCCCTGTTTAAAATTATCTGCACAGGTTTTTGCCCTACTCATTTCATAATTTAACCTTTTTGCTGCAAGTGATGCTTCATATAGTTCATTTTGTTTTTCCATTGCTTTACGGCATTGTCTTATAGGTTCTCTATCTAATGGAATACTAAAAGTAGCTGTAATTCCACCATTAATAGATGTGTTTGATTGTCTCATTCCTGTACGCACCTTTTCAAAATATAAAATCTCACCTCTATGACCTGCATCTACATCACCATCACCAATAGCATTATTACTGTCATCAAAATCACCTTCTATATCTCTTGTGCTGTAAACAGGTCTATCAAAATGCGGTTCATAAGGTGTAGCAAAACCATAGGTAGTAGAAACAAAAGGAGATATATTTAATGTTGCACCCTGACAACTAATAGTGTTCATCTGGTACTGAAATTGTCTAGAAGGTACTACCTGGACAGCCTGATTAACAACCGAGCCACTAGAATTCGAAGTTGTATTGATACTATTAGCTTTTAGAGGGGTATTAATTATACTTAAGCCTATTAATAAATACCTAAAAAATCTCATTTATTGACTAAAAGTACTGGTGCTATCAGAAATACTTTCTATAGTTGTTTGCCTGGTAACATGAGTGTAATTAGTAATTCCTGGTGTTTCTAATGTCTCATAATACATAAAACTTTCCGCTTCATTTATAACGCTGAAATTAGGCTTATTATCTAAATTTGGTGCAACAAATGTTGTACCCACACCTTCTACTGTTGTATTAACTTTAGTCCAACCTGCAGGGGCTACATTACCTGTGGAACTTTGTACATTTTCACCACCTACTGTTAGCTGGTAGCCATTCCTTATATCAAAACTCTTTATGTCCTCAACTATTGTACTTTTTGTTTCTACGTGTTGCTGTAGAACCCCCTGTTGAAAATTTGGAATAACACTACCTGCATAAGTTGGTGCAGTACAAAAAACATATAGCCAAAAAAGCCTATACATATTTTTATTATTCAACTATTAATGTTGTTATTACCTGTCCTACCGCTTCTGTATTAGCCCCCCCTGCGGTTAATGAAATTGCACCTGCTGATGTAATAGTACCTGCTAAATTCCCTGCAGTACCACCTGCAACACTTGTTAAATCAGAAAAGTTTGCGGTATCACCTGTGGTAACTGCTGACCCTGCTATAGCATCTGCTTGGGTAAATGACTGACTAAAACTGAAGCTATTAGCTGGAACGTCTTGTGTGACTGTTAAATCTGGGGCTGTACCAATTCCTGATGAGATGGTTAATGAACCTACACCATTAGCAACTGCATTACCACCTGCAGTATAAGTTGTATCCACACCTGTACCGCTTACGCTATAACTGCTACCAATGCGATCTGAGGAAGTTGTAGCCCCTCCTACGGTCAGTTTTATTGATTGATTTATACTATGCGATAAATTAGCATAACAGGCAGGTGTAATTGCAAGAAGCAATAATGGTAGAAGCTTTTTCATTTGTTTAGTTTAGGGTCAATTTTAATTACTTCTGGTTTAGTTGTAATTAGTTCTATTGGCTGTTTAATAATAATTGTCTGTACACCACCATTAGAGTTACTAATAGTACTATTTTCTCCTTCTTTCTTTTTCTTCTTTGCACCTTGTGCAGCATTAACACTAATACCTAGACCACCTAATATATTTCCAAGTAAACCAGCAGCAAATGTACTATCTACTCTAGGCTGGTCAGGTATATCTATTCCAAATAGTTTATTAGGCAACTTTATATACCCTAGAGATAAAACTAATAGACACCAGGCAAGAATAAAGCCTTGTGCAACCGTAGAAATTAAGAAAGTAATTTTTTCTTGATAATCAGGTTTTTCATCATCAAGTTCTTTTATTTTCTTTGAACTTTCTGCTTGCATAACTCTTTTTTCTGTCATAATAGCCATAGAACCCTATATAGGCAAAGTGGTAGAACTATTAGCAGCTACAAGTGGTGCTTTATTATCTGCAATATTTATATCAGCAGGTTCACTTAGCTATAGAGGTAAAAAGAATAGAGAAGATGTAGTGACCTTAATAACAAAGGTAGAATTAATGACAGATAAAATGGACTCTATGCATAATGATATGCGTGATATATATGCAAGATTAAATGGTGTAGAGATAGGTGTGGCATCACTAAAACCTAAAAGGTAGTGTATAAAAGGTATTACTGCTAATATTCAGATATATTTGTATTTTTGGTATGTTAAAACTATTAAAACCAATACTGTTAGGTCTATTTCCAGAAAGAGTAATTAAGCAATTAATTGTGGACTTATTACGTGTGGTGGTAAAACAAACCTCAAATGATGTTGATAATAAGGCTGTAGACTTTTTAGAACAGCAATTATTCCCAGGTAGAAAGATTAGCAGTTTACCTAGATAACACTTGCATGAGGTGTAAATATAATTTACTTTTGGTATGCCTATGATATGCAAAGCAGTAGGCAACTTAAACCCTTTAGATGGATTCCCCTAGAGGGTTTTTGTATAGGCAAAAAAAAAGACCCAGTTAAGGGTCATGTGTTTATTAGCTTTGCCAATAGTTTGAAAAAGTCCTATCTAGGTGGTAAGGAATGTTTACAGGCTGTACAATTTTGTTACCTGTTCTTGCACAAATACCTTCTTGCGTTTTCTCTATATTTTTGTGAAAAAAATCTTTTTCAGCTATAGCATAGTCATCTTTTATAAAGTTGTTTACATAAGGTATCCTTGATAAACCTTTATCACATCTTGTAAGAAAAGATTTTGCAGAACTCTCAGTATTCCATGTAGTTCTTGAAATACCTCTACTTGCTTTGTATGCAAGTTTTGTAGTTTGTTTGTTGTAAATAACAAAAGTCATAATTGGAAACCTCTCGGTGTTGTTTATAAATCTAGTATACATACAGGGTATACCCCTATAAAGGTTATGTTACGAAATAGTAATAATTAGTCAGGAGATCGATCAAGTCCAACGCTTGCCCTGTCTTTCCTATGGCGGTAGGTATTCTATAACTTTCAAGTTAGAAGATGTGCAGTACTAACTATCAGGCTTCCCGACTATTTGGTTATTACTTTGTTACCTCCTTTTCCTTAACTGCAAAATCATTGTGCATTGCTACTTTTATCATATATTGTTCAAGTCTTTTGATTAATTCATTTCTGGTTTCAAGATTTATCCAAGAACCCTCTTTTAATGCTGAGTAAATTTCAACTAATTGATGGTGTCTAAAATTCATTTGTTTACCTCCAAATTTGTTAAAGCTGTTTCAATAATATTTAATTTATTTTTTAAAAAGATTAATTTTTCTGTATTTCTATCAAATGCTTTTTTTCTTGTTATTTGTTGCATTTTTGAACCTGTATGCCAATCTTTATATGTGTTTATGAAATTTTTTGTAGTATTTATTTGTGTTATTAAATTAAGTCTTTTATCGTTTAGCAAATCTTTGTATAAAGGTAAATTTACTTTCATTTGTTTACCTCCTTATATCTTTTATCACCTCTTTCTTTTATTAGTAAATTTTTTTCTTCTTTCGATATACCCTCGTCTTTGAGCATTTCTTGAAAAATATCAAAAGGTACTTTTTTAATATCTATAATCATTTGTTTACCTCCTTACAAGCTAGTTCATAATTACCTACCTGACTCTCACACGCTGTAACTGTCATGTCATGTAGGGTGGAATTAAGGGCTGTATAAAACAACCCTGACGCTGCTAACATCATTAGAAAGTTAGACATTATGCTACCTCCTTATTGCTTTTCATTAATTGTGTAGCTACTTCACTATTTGGCATTTCGTACGATTTAAAACCTGCTTTAGCACGTTCTGGATATACTAGCCATGGGTCGTTAGTAAGGGTTGCAATTTCAATTAACGTATTACTATCTGCATTTCTGTATTTTGAAACTGTTTTACGCATTAAATCTTCTCTACCGCATAAGAATTCATCATGGTAATGTGGTTTTAGATTTTTATCACGAAATATAACGTGAACTGCATGTGTGTAGTTTCTTGCAGTTACTGGTTCTCTTGTCTCACCATCAGGGTATGTAAGTGTGAGTTTTCTTGTTTTAGCCATCTTGGAAAACCTCTCGGTTGTTTGGTACATTCTTAATATACATCAGGGGTATACCCCTATCAAGGTATTGTTAACAAACGGTAACAAAAGAAAAACCCTCTATAAAAGAGGGCTGTAATTATTTAAATAAATTTAGTAACCTGATAACTGTTTTTGTCCACCACCTGCTACCTGTCTATTAAGTCCTACAGAACTACCTGCTGCTAATCCACTATTTCTACCATCACCACCTGCACCTGTAAGTCTTGTTTTACTAGGTAAATTGCCATACTTTTCATCTTTATATTTTTGTATAATACCCTTTTCTGTTTTATTAGACTCAACAACAGCTAATGCAGATTGATTTACAGTTTTATCTGCTATTTGTAATTGCCTACCATTCTGTTGTTCTTCTCTTTTCATCTTATATAATCTATTGCTTATATCTTCTGCAAAACCTTTTCTAAAATCGTTTCTATAAGCTGCACCTTTCATAGCAACTGCAAATGGGTCATCTTTACAATGTGTAGCCCATTGATCTGCCAAAGCTTGTAAAATGTAATCTGTATAAATTTCTATTTCTATTTTTCTTGCCTTAGAACACATAACATCTATTTGTCTTGTGCCACGTTCAAACCTGTTACCATCTTCATCACGTACACAAAAAACTATCGAACCATTATAAAAATGTGCAACAGCAGAAATAATATATTGTGTAGCAGGGTCTATACGTTTGTATGGGTCACCATACCTAAATGATGTTGCCTCTATATTTTCTTCAACAGTTTGCATATCTAACTGCTGTTCTAGCTGTTCTCTTGTAATACCTTTAGCTGCTAACTGTTGTTCTAATTTTTCTTCTGCTAATTTAGCTTCATGTGGGTTAGTACTAGCTGTAAGTCCTAAGATTTTTGAAAGAACATTTAATGATCTGGACATTGGTTTACCTCTCGGTTGTGTTTACAATATTTAGTGTACATCTAAGGTATACCCCTGTCAACTTCTTTTAGGATATTCTTTTATATATTCTTGTATTTTAGATTTATAATATTTCTTTTCTGTTTTATTTCCTAAAAAATAAAAATATCTACGCTTACTTTTTTGCGGTATAAATTTTGCATCGGGAAACATTTTAAGTATTTCTTCTTTTTTTTGCGTACCTAGTTTTTGTCTTATTGATCTTGCACCATACAATTTACCTTTTATTTCTACACCAAACCTGTCATTATCTCTATCATTAACTTTAGGGTTGTTTTCTCTCATAGACCCTATATATGTAAAATTACAGGCTTGGTAGATAGTGCCTATTTCACCTGCTAATTCATCAACAGTTGCAGTTACTACTTTATATTTATCAGGTAACATTTTCATACTTTGTGTTATTAACTTACTAGCACTATGTGGGTGTGACCAATGAACACAAGCACCTCTACTAAGTAAAATAATTTTTCCTGTATAATCAAATTTATCCCAATGTCCTAAGTTTTCACTATATTCTGTGCTATAAACAACCGCACCACCTAAATTACCTTCAAAATATATTCCATAACAATACTGAACCATAGCGGGCATACATTGTAGCCATTCATATCTTTTTATTAAATTAGTAGCTGTTCTTACGTCTATTTCTTGTACAACTGCTTTTTTTATATCTGTATCTACATTTTCCCACCACCTACCAAAAAGGTTATGTGCATCTTCTTTTTCCATCTGATCTTTTATTAACTTCTGATGTGCAATCATTTTATTAATCTTGCATACTGTTCAATGGTCATAACAACACGCCAATTATCACCTTCTGCACAACCTGGTCTTTTATTAAATCTAACCATAGTAATAGCATGATCTGCTTTTGCATTTATTCTTTGCTGTTCTGCTTCTCTTGGTTTTCTTAATACTGCTTCTGCTTTATTTTTCATATCTGTTACCTGTACAACAGTATTAGGTATGCCAGTTAAATCACCTTTATCTTTTTCCATACCTGCCCCAAAACGTCTTTCAACTTCATAACCTGTTGCTTTTGACAGATAAATACAGGCTTCTCTCTCTGCCCTATCACCTTTGTTTTTTTGTGTGTTCATTTTTCTAATTCTTTAATTTTCTTTTTTAGTGCTTCATACTCTACTAAATATTCCTTAGTAGCAAACTCTGATTTATGGTTAAACATATACCGATCACTTAATGCACCTAATTGATTATGTAAATCATCTATCATTTTTTGTTTCTTATCTTTAAATTCTTTTGTTAATTCATCTTCTTTTGGGTTCTTAGTCCAATCAGCAACTAAATTAAGTAACTCTTTCACCCTTTTAAATGCCTGTTCTACTCTTTCTGTTGTTTTCATCTTATTGCCCATGTAAAACCAGTATCTATTTTAGTTGCAATTCCTTCTTCTCTTTCCTGTTGTTCCCTATCTTCTATAGCTGTTGCAATATCTTTTTTATAATCTACTAACTCTTTACTATATTCCCATTTTTCTGGTTTACGTTTTCGTACAGCCTTTACATTATCAATACTAAAAGTACTCATAATAATACTTTCTTGGAAATACTTTTCTAATATCATTTTCTTTTCAGTAATTTGTGTTTCTAATTCTTTTTTTTGCAGTTGTGCAACTCTAATCTGCCTTAATAACTGTTCTGGTTGTACGTTCATAATTAATAAAATCTATATTCTGGATAAAGGTCAGGTTGGTAATCATCAGGTAAATTTACTAACCATTCTAAATACATTTTTGCAGCGTTCATAATTTGTATATCATCAAATTTAGCAAGCCATTCTTCTCGGTCTAGTTGTTCTAGTTCTTCTTCAAATGACATAGCTTAGAAAAATAAACAATAATAAGTACACATTTAGTATGGGGTATACCCTTACAAGATGCAAGCCCTACTAAAATGGTAACTGTTTACCAAAGTACAAACCTCTTGCTTCTTCATAATCGTACATACATTCCTGTGGGTTATAGTCTTGTGTTTTTATTCCATTAGGAGTGATATAAATAACTCTGCATGACCATAAATCTATTCCAGGATAGTTTTGATACAACAAAGATACATAACCACCCATCTGTAACCTATGGTTTTTTTTCTTATATACGTCTTGTGTTTTAAAATCTGCCAGACATAACATACCTGTATCTTTATGCTGCAATATCACATCACAACTACCTGCAATATCTCTTTTTCTATCAACCATACGCAGTTCATTAACAACACATTCCCATGTATTCCACATTCTGTAATTAATTAAATGTTCAATCCATTTTGAATAATCTTTTGCATAAGCTAGTGCTAATGTCTTATCTTTTGTTTCGCACCATATCTGTGCTGCTTCATGTATAGCTGTACCCCTTATTGCAGCCTTTTCCATTGCTTTACTTACATAAGTAGTTTCTTTTACCACTTCAGATATAGAACGTGCAACATACTTTTTACGTTTTAAATCGTAGTATTTATGTGGTTCTGGATCAAAGCGTACAAATGGATCTTGTATAAGAATATCTTTAATTTTCATAAACTATCTATATGCAAAGTACTAGTAGAATTACTAAAAAATATATGCCCTGCAGCATTATTAAAGTTATTTATTTTTATTCTATTTAATTTTTTTTCTTGCACAATTTCGCTACATTCTGTTTTTTGTATAGCTACAGAATTTTTACCTTCTAAAAAACCTTTATTGTATTGATTTTGCATATCTTGATAAGTATAACCTTCTCTTTTTCCATCTATATAACCTTCATTGTATTTTGCACTCAAGTGCCTGTTTAATTCTTGTTGATATTGGTTTTTTACGTCTTGTATACCTTTTTTATAAGCATTATCTATAGCTTTTTGTATATCTACTTGTGTTGCAGGTTTTTGTCCTTTAAATAGTTGCACATTTATATTTTCTTTTGCTACTGCTTCTATAAATTTTGTAGCAGCAACCATAGCTTCATTTTTATTAGGGTTTTTTGTTGCTAACCTAAATAATTTTTCAATTTTTTCTATATTCATATTTCCTTCTCATATTCCACAGGATCAAAAGTTACTTTACCTGTAAGTGTATTTGTCCATTTTGGTATTTGTTCTAAACGTAGAGATGGTGTTGCACCACATTTAGTACGTAATAAACGTTTCCATTTTCCTGTTTTATTTTCCCTGTCATAACCCATAGCAATAAACCAACCTTCTGAAGGTGTATCTAAATCTGATACTTTCATAAGACCTTTATCTACCATTTTTTGTAGAGTTCTTTTTGCACTACCATTAAATATTCTTTGCATTAGATTAAGTTCCCCATATCATCAAACTGTACAACCTTCTGGTTAGGGTGAGTTGTTGTTGGTTCTGGTTCTTTATTAAACCTATTCATACGCTGTTGTTGTTCTTCATAATGACTTAGTTTTAAACCTTTCCAAGTACCTGCAAGAATACCTGCTTCTAACTGATCTTTAAGTATCTGTTCACTATAT